TCTACTGTCTCACACTTCACTGTCTTCTTATCACCTCCATCTGAATACAAATACACTGTTCTTTTGCTGGTGTCTACGACACACTTGGATAATAAATCATCATTCATTTGGGCTGTCCTCCACAGAATTGCCTTCATATTCTACAACTAGTTTATCACTATCAATTCTTTCTGCCATAATATGATAGAAAGCATCAACAGGCATACCACCTTGAGCTTGGAGATAAATCTTTCTCTCCATTGGTGATATTCTTTTTACTATAACATTCTGATGAGAACCTATAGAAGTCAGTTGAACTGTAAGAGTCTCAAAATCAACTAACCCACTCCAATACTCTGGCAAATCAATTACATTCTTACCATTACATACTCTTCCTCTAGTATATACAGCATGTTCTGGTCCCTCTAAGCATCCATGAGCAAGTCTATGTCCATCTTTAGATGGGTGTTGAATGTCAAATAATTTAGTAGTAGCAACAATAGAACCAGACCATGTAGCAAAACCAGATTTCATTGTGCCGCCAATGGTCATGTCACCACTGATCTCCATGTCACCTGTCTGATCAGTGTCTCCCTCTATCCTAACATCACCCTTCACATGAAGTGATTCTTCTGGTTGCTCTTTAGTATCAGTGTTATCCTCACGACCTATCATAACAGTAGCAGTGATGGTATCATAGGCTTCATCATCACCTATCTGTACAGGACCTTCAATATATGCAGCCCCCCTTACCATCTCTGTACCTTTACCTAAAGCTTTAGCTTCTCCTGCACCCACTTGAAGTTGTTTTCCAACTTCTAAACTTGGAACTTTCATAATTACCTCCTATAAATTATCTTTAAAGAAACCACCTAATTTCTTAGACATTTCTTCTCCTTGTTTTTCAAATACACTCTTAATACCTTCCATGTCTCCAGCCATTCCCTCCATCTGACTGGTTAGTTCAGCAACTTCAGGGGATGTTGCTAATGATTTTAATTTTCCTGGCAATCCAGACTTCTTCAGTTCATTAGCAGTTGCCTCCATAGTAGTAGGAAGATCCCTCATTAGATCTTCAAGAGCAGAAGATAATTTACCAGTTTTAGCTGTAAGTTTATCAGTATTTTTAGATCCTAATAATGAAGTTGCACCATCAGCAAAATCCATGAGTCCTCCATACACATTCATAATACCCTCACCAACCACATTAACTTGATTTGCTGATACTATCTTAGTAGATACTGAACTAGTAACTTCAACATCAGGAGCTTCTATACGAATTTTTTCATTTGCATTTATCTTAATGACTCCATTTCTTCCATCACTACCTGTTGCTATCAACTCTATGTTCTGAGCAGATAATCTAATGGTTCCATTAGGAGCAGCTATACTAACATCACCATTCTGTGCTAGTAAATTATATGCTGGAGGATTTACTATCTTACCTCCATCAGCACTCTTTGCTCCTATTATATCTTGTCCACAATTAATAGTATGAGAACCAGGAGAGTGAAAATTAGTACTTCCTCTCTGCCCTTGTCTAACATCTCCATTAGATCTCATTCTAATGTAGTGTCTTCCACCATCCTCACCAGTTCTAACATAGTATGCAAACTGTTTTTCTTTTATGATGTGTCCAAATTTTATCTCACCATGCTCATTTCCTAATCTATATGGATGTTTATTAATTGGTTTACTCATTAGAATTTACCTACACAATCTATGACTTGAATAACATCAGGAGAAGATGATACCACATTATCAGTATCAACTCTAGCAACTTTAAATGTTGGAACTAACTTAACATTATACCCACTCTCACTTTGAATATAAATCTTAGGATCATCTTGGAATCCACTTCCACCATCATCCACACATACTTTATTAATAGTTCCTAGAGGATCACATGCACAGATGGTTAATTTTGCTCCATTATTAGGTTCTACTACCACAGTATCTTTAGAACAATCATAATTAAATCCACCATCAACAACATTAATACTATCTATAGTAAGAAGAACAGGATACTCTCCAGTGTTTAATGTAGGAAGTTTTCCACGATCAATCTCTTCAGGTAATTTAGCAGTGATCTGAGTACACTCTTCTCCTCCTATAAAAACTACCTTACCTCCAGGTTCTGTTACCTTATCACCAGGACAAACTGTTATCACTTCAGCTGGTTGATAAGGGACATCATATGTTCCATCTGCTCTCTTAACTGTAGTCTCATCAGCATCTGCCCATGTTGTACCATCTCCACCTTGACTTCCATCTGGAGCAGGAATATACCCTGTACCAGTATCATTCATTATAACATCAACCACTTTACCATCTTCAATAACTGCAGTGCCTGAAGCACCTCCACCCTTCCCACAAGAATCTTTAAAACTTATAAAAGGAACATCAGTATAACCACTACCAGGTAAAATTATATCTACACCTAAGAGAGTACCAGCAGCACCTATAATAGCATTACCTGCTGCACCTGCTCCACCACCACCAAAAAATTGTATGGTAGGAGGACCACATCTTAATGGACCTACATTACAAGACTGAATAGCATCACCAATAACATCACCAAAATCAGCTCCTTCAACAGCACCCTTAATACTATCTCCTATATTTTTAAACTTACCAATAGACTTTTTGATTCCTGAGTATATTTCTTTTGCTTTAAATATAGTTCCAGGAATATCTAGAGTTCCAAGAATATCAGGAGCAACAACTCCTTCACTCTGACTCCATGCATTCATCTCAGCACAATTTGGTGCTGCTGCACATGATAGGAAGGACATTGCACTACTAGCAACATCTGTTAGGTCATCAATAATATCATTAACACCACCAACAGATGAGAGAAATGATTTGATAGGACCTAAAATAGCACCTACTGCTCCATCAATCACTCCACTAATTCTTCCCAATAAAGATCCTACAAAATTATTAATTGCGCAAAGAGGACCATTGATAAGTTTATTGATTGCTTGATTTAAAAAATTACCCACCATCTTAAAAAGATTAGCTTGTATATTTCTAAAAGCACAAGAGAGATCATCAAAAGCTTGGTCTGCTTTCATCTTTGCATTCCCTAATTGAGATACTGCTAGACTACTATAAGCCCTTTTCATAGAATTATTAATACTTTTATTCACATTTAACTGGATGCGATCAGTCATTCTTTTGACTTGGCCAGTTATTTTTTCTTGAGCATCTGCCATTGTCCTATCTATTTCTCTATCCAAACTACTAATATCTTTCAGTGCTCCTGTTACATCTATTTTTAAACCACCAACATTTTTAGATATCTTTTTCTTCCATTCTTTCTTTGCCTTCTCAAGTCTTTGCTTTCTATTAAGAGCAACTTGCATAATCTTTTGCATGGTCATCTCTTCATCTGCACACTCAGGAGCTTTAGCTACTGGTTGTTCCTCTTTATCATCAGCATCAGCTTCCTCATCAGTACCACATACTATTTGATCTTGTCCAATATTACTTTCTATCAACACCTTATCTGTGTTTCCTTGATCTTTATTTAATGGAAGGCAATTTCTAGAAACACTTTCATCCTCAGATGGAACACCACTAAAGTTTTTAAAAGGACCTAAAAGTCCCATGTTACGTTCTACCTTTGCATATTGATTGACTCCAAACACTCCAGTGATAACAGGTTGCTGACCATCCTCACCATCTAAAAAGAATCCATGAACAAACATCCCCTGTCTAAGATTAGGAGACTGTGATGCTCCACCTTGACCTGATCCAGCAGTGACTGGAAACAACACAGATGCCCAAGGTAAATCCTCATCAGCAAGTTCCTCCACTTCAGGTGGATGATATCCTATGATACGAACCTTATACCTATAATCAAATCCTTTAAACTCATCATTAGATTCAGTAGGACGTTCAGCTATATTAGCAATCCAATTTTTTTGCTTTGGAATCTGACCTATCCACCAGACATATCCATCACGTCCAATGTAGTGTGTTTTAGCTAGGGAATTTTCTAACATTAATCGTCGTATACTCTACACTCTAATGAGTCTGGATGATTGTCACAATAGACTTCTAAGTGCTTATCTTCATGTCTTGTGTGCCAGTCATTAATCTTACCCTCATTAGGTTCCACTTCTTCTTCATTATGATCATGGAATGCATCATTATGCATCTTTAAATCTTGCTCTGTATACTCAATCATACCATGATTAACATGCTCTTTATGATCCTTAGGATCAATATAAACTTCATGTTCCAAATCATGTTCTGGAGTGTTAGTTGTCATAATTCTCCTTAGAATGGTTTTCTACCAAAACTATCTCTTACTAATGTTAGATTAGTAGAAGATTGATCTGATGTCAAGCGATGACACAGACTTGATATCATATATATGCCACCACTCTGCTTGTTTACACCAGATGTTTTGTTTGTGCTGACTTCAGGAAAATCACAGTAGATTAAATCACCAGCTCTTAGAGTAAAGTCTGCTGCTATGGTAATATTTATTTTAATAGCAAACAATTGATTATATCTCATCACAGACTGAACCATAGTCTTAGGAGCATTGTAAGTAGGATTAGTTGGATCACTCTTCCATGTCTCCAACTCATCATCAGTGCTCTTACCTGCAGGAAGAGTTCCAATATCAAGAATCCTAGTCATAATTCTTGATGGATCATCTCCAAAATTTTTAATAGACTCTGGAATAGTATTCTTTCCTCCAGTCTTTACTACGTTATCCTTAACGCTAAACTTTTGATCCACATACTCATAGTCATAAAAATTAAAATAGATACTCCTATTAGAATAGGCTCCTAGAGCTAAATTATTTTGCAGATTAATATCTCTATCAATAGAATACTTAAGAACCTTTCCATCATATTCACCAGGTTTATATGGAGTACCTGTCAGAACATACTTTTTCTTTGGCGATTGCTCAAACAATCCATCAATAGATTTAAATTTAAATCCATCTTGAGTTTCAAAGAAAAGATATCCTGCTGTTCCCTCACCTGGTTGAGCTGGTATAGATTTAGATGCTAACCATGTGCAAACATACAATGGTTTTCTATTGTTACCAATAAAATTATAGTTAATTAAAGTTTCATCAACATCAACATCAGTATCCAATTGATCTTTCATTATTTTTTTGACATTCTCTGATATCTTTCCATCATATCTTTTAACTACTCTAGACAAATCATTCTTAAAGAATTGCTCAGAAGCAAAGTCTATAGAATAATTATTCTCTATAGAATCTGAGACTACATCTCTTACTCTATTAACATATAAAGTAGGAGTCAATTTATTATTATTAAAATCTCTTAAATCAATCTCAGCTTTCTCACCACCTCTGATAGGAAGTTTATCTAATAGATCATCAGTCTCCTTTATACCTACTGATAAAGTAATAACATTAGACAATACATTTTCATAGTATCTAATATCAGCTAAAGTAGATCTACTACCTTGCTGTGTTTCATTTTCTGAAAGATCTTTACCACCAATTTTAAATGTTCGTATATCACCTGGTCTTAAGTCAGTCATTGATTATACCTTTGCGACATTGTTGAGATTAATCATTTTCATAATACTATTTACATCATCACCTCCCACTACTATCATCTGACCACCACCAGATCCACCAACAACTGTTTTTGGTTTAGGTATGGGAACTATAATTGGAGAATCATCAAACTCCTCTTCATCTTGAGATAACAGTGCAATACTATCAGCTAATTTACTATTGACTGAAGATTGTTCACTCAAAAGATTTTCAATACTTTTTAAATGAGAGTCATCATTTAACTTTTTATCCTTTATAAGTTTTAAAATAGGATCAGATCTTCTTCCCACATCTTGAACATAACCTGATGGAACTCCAGGTCTGTTGTCTGGGTCAGCAAACTGTAATTGTCTTGCTGCTTCATCATAATCACCAGCAGCAAATGCTTTTGTAAAGGATGGGAATCCTTTGTACCAATTAGGTCCCATGTTAAATGTAAGATCAATCAATGCTGCTTGTTGTCTCTTACTTGCTTTATTAAAACCAGGAATTTTTCTAGCAGCATTAAGATGTTCAACAAAATCTACTTCAAATAATTCATCAGCCCTTTCCTTAGATATCTTTCCACCTACAGGCATCTTCATAAGATCTGGACTACTCTTATCAATTAGATGTCCATATCCTATGGTAGGTAGACCCTTACTGTCCAAATATTTCTCCAAACTTAATCCCTCATGCTCCTTAATCATTTCCTTAGCAAAAGATCTATCCTCTATTGGAGTAAACATACTTGGCATTATGTTACCACTTGCAATATCAGATCTGTAATCGTCTACTGCACCTTTATCATCTTTAGACTCTGCCTCTGCCTTTTCTAATTCCTTATCAGTTCCCTCCACCTCACCTGCTGTAGTACCAGCTTCATCTTCTATATCCTTAAGCATCTTATCTTGACCCTTAAGTTCTTTTTCTATTTTATCAGCATACTTTTGATCATCATTTGGTTCAACCTTCTCAAATAAATTTAAAAATTTAGATGTTATCCACTTGAATATATTCCATAGTGGAGATATAAACTCACTTAATTTTTCAAAGAAACCTTTTATAGTCTCATATGTATCCTTAAAAAATTCAATTACATCTGTAAATTTTCTATACAATGCAAGCACTAAAGATCCAATAACTATAGACGTAACAAATTTAATTATTCTATCAAAGAATGAACTTTTAGATTTAGACTTAGCAGTGCTTGTCTCTCCACCTTCACCTGTATCTTCTTCTAGATTAGATTCTCTTTGCCTCTTACCAACTAATGCTAATTTTTTTCTCTCTTCATCAGATTGTTTCTTTGTTAATTTATTATCACCTATCAATGTAGATAAAATATTAGAAAGAAATTTGTTAATAATATTAATTATAGAAGCAAATGCTGCAAAAATTCCTCCCTTAGATTTAATTTTATCTTTACTAGGATCAGTTGTAGATTGTAGAAACTTAGCACCAGATATTTTATTAGACTGTGCTTTAATAATTGCACCTGATTTAGGTTTAGAAACACTCTTACCACTTACAGTGGATTGTTTACTAACAATCTTAGACGCTGCATCAGATCCAGAAGATGCTTTTCTTCTAGCTGCTTGAAATATTTTAAGTCCTGTGGAAAGAAGTGGAAGAACCATTTATAGAGCTCCAACAGTTTGTTTGACTTGAAAAATATTTTCATTGCCCACATCAACAGAACTTACTACTTCAACATCACTACTAGTAGCACCTGATCCAGAATTGCTAGACTCTCCTGTATCAGTTGGTGCTAGAACTACATTAACATTTCTCTTCTTCTTATCCATAGAAAGATCTGGTGTATTAATTTTATCTTCTACTACAGAAGCTGCAATAGCACTAAGACTAAAACCTAAAGATGCACCTTGCATACCTGGAATGATACTAGTAACTGCACCTGCACCAAACAATCCAGCAGCCATGAAGTTACCTTTCTTAATCTCCTCAATAGCTGATACTGAATCAAGATAGGTTCCAAGTAGAGGAAGTCCTCTAGCTACGTTCTTCAATGTTCCTTTCAGTGCAGCATTAGTAGCAAGTTTCTTACCACCAACATTTAATAATTTTTTTCCAACATTAGGTAAATCTGTAGTAACTTCCGCAAAAACTCCTTTTGCCTTTTTAGCAGCCATCTCAGCAGCATCATCAACAAATTGTCCAGTACCACCAACTTTTGATAATTTAGATTTAGATACATCTAATGTACTAGTATCCACACTACCTTTCAAAAGTTTTTCTATCATCTCCTCAGATGATTCTTCCAAACCAGGTCTAGCACCTTTAAGAAACTCATCAGTTTTCATAAATTTAGCTAGATCATCTAAAGCAGCACCACCTTTTGGTTTAGGTTTCAATGATCCACTAAATCCCATATTAAGAGCAGCTCTATCAGATTTATTACCAACTTTAGATAAATTTTTAGTTATATTCATTAACGCATCATCAGACAGTCTAAATGCATCTTTTGAAGCTTTAGCTTGATCTACAATTTCTTTACCAAATCTTAAATCAAATGCTTTTTGTTTTAAAATTTTAGGAAGAGATTTAGCACCACCAATTAAGTTTTTAGCGCCACCAATTAAATTCCTAGCACCAGTAGATCCTTTTAATAAGAGTTTGAATCCTCTTCTTCCTCCAAGAGCACCTGCTCCTCCTCTAGTGAGTAATCTAAGTAAATTTTTTATCAGTCTACTACCACCTTTAATCAGACCACCAGCTATCCTAGCCAATTTACCAATAGCCTTACCAACTCTACTAACAATTCTATAAACTCTATACCCTATACCCAAAGTTAATATCGCTAGTATACCTTTTAATACACCCTCACCATTCTTAGAAAGCCAATCAGATATACCTTTAATAGTCTCCTGATTCTTAGGATCTTTCATCCACTTATAGAATCCTAAGACTGCTGACCCTAGTATAATATTTTTAAAGAAATTTAGTAGAGTATCCCAAAAAGATTTTATTGGTTTAGCAATAGTCTCTTTAATTTTTTTACCTAGACCAGCTTGATCATCACCCTCCAATTTTTTTTCTCTTTCTCTCTTTGCTGCAAGCGCATCTGCTCTACGTTTTCTAGCAGCAAGTGCCTTCTTAAATATAAATTGTATCCCTAACAGTGCTGATATATTCTTAAGCAATGATGCTATATTTTTTAATCCATTAAGTAATGTAGAAAATATAGGTTGATTATCTTCTTGAGCAGGAGGCAATAATGCTACTGGATTTGCTCTAGGTTTTGGAGTAGGTTTTGCTTTAGGAATAAACTTACTCGCATTTATTCTTGTTTTCTTCTCAGTAATCTTCATCCCTTTACTAGGAGAAGCAGCTCTACTTGCACCTCTTATCTCTTTTATTGCACTCTGTAGTATAGGAATTCTACCATCATTAGGATTAACACTACTTAAACTATTGATTGCATCCACCAATGCTTTTAGCATATCAGCGTCACTTTCCATCTCCCAAACTTCATATCCTAAGTCTGAAAGTATTTTGATTGGAGTGGTGGTTGCTGGAGCCATTAACTACTTGCTTGTTGTTGCTTTAATCTTTCATCCTCAAGGTATTGTTGAAGCATCCCAACATATATATCCCTCTCCCAAGGAATTAAATTTTCAATCTCAGTTAATGAATATTTATGGTACTGCATCAAGGAGAAATTTAGTTTATAATAGTTCTCCAGATCCATATGCACCATCCCTATGCGAAAAAAGATGATAACCCTTCTAATACTACAGTGTTTTCAACATCAGTCTTTGGATTGGTGAAGGTAACACTATGAGATAACTTAGGCATGGTAGTAAAGAAAGTTTCAATCTCTTTGAATTGCATACTATTCATCTGCTCTAAGAAATCTTTCATCTCTTTCTTAGTACAGTCAGCAGCAGCCCATACCTCCTCTTCATTATAAATTTTATCAATACATGCTGTTATTAATTCAAATGATTGATCCATTCCAATCTTCTCATCAAAATCAAAATTAGTTTTAACAAACTCATCTAAGGATGGATACTTCATCTCCATTACCAATTGAGCATCCAACTTAACCTTATTAGTATGCGACTCATCCTTTTGTATTTTTATGTCATCTATATTAATAGTCACTGGCACTTGAGTTACTTCATCATCAGGAGAAATTAAATTAACTTCAATCTCCTCACCTACAGACTTGCCTCTAATATTAAGGAACAAGTATTCAATGTCAAAAGTAGGAAGTGATTCTACTTTCACTCCTCTAGTCTGTATACAATTCTTCAGGACTGTTCTAATAGCAGTGGTGATTTGTTTTGTATCCTCAGACTCCAATGCTAGGACAAGCAACTTCTCTTCCTTAACTAAGAAAGGTCTGTACTTAACTTTCTTTCCTGTAGATGGCAACTCAAGTTCATAAGTTGGAGTAACAATGGTTGGTAATGGCATAATATCTTACAAAAATTTCAGTGTAGTTTATTTAGACTAGATTTACTTGATTCTCCTCTACCACATATCTGATGAAGGAGAATGAAACATTACATTTTAAAACTTGACTAGTCTCATATGAAACTGGAATAGCAGTGATGTCTCTAGGGAAAGCTTGAACAAAAGTATATTCAAGAATATTTTTTCTTAGAGAAGACTCATTAGAATAATGATCCCTCTCAAACTTAGTTACAAATATATCATTCTTATATGTCTTAGGATATGCAATCCTTTGATTAGTAAAAGGACTCTTGTAAGTTCCAGGATCTGTAATCCCACTTATATAATCAATCCACCTTTCAAATAATCTAATAACATTATAGTTTCTATCAACATAGAATGTCAACCCCAATACATCATCATAGATTCTTCTATAAGCCATCTTCTCAGTCACACCCTGATAATCATTAGTAACATCATGAGTTGCTAATGAAGAACCTGGTAGGTTTGCTTCAGAACATGACAAACTAATATTATCAAAATCCAAACCATTTAAATCAGACACCTTTGATCTAACTGCTGCTGGTACAGATAGAGTCAAACGATACTGTGAGGTCTGAGCTACATTTAGTAACCTAGATTTTATATCACTTACTCTTAATTTTTCTGGACGAACACCTGCCATCTATAAATATTTTAGATTATATATTATGTATAAGAGATGGCTGAAAGTATTAAGAGTAAGTACAGACCCAAGTATCCTCAAAAGTATCAAGGCAATCACAATAATATAATATGTCGTAGTAGTTGGGAACGTAAGTTCTGTAGATACTGTGACCTGAATAATAATATTATAGCATG